AAAAGAAGTCTTTGGAATAAACAACACGAAATTTTAGTTAAAGGTTTTGATTGTGAAATTTACGTTCAAGACGTAAATGAACCTCATCATGCCTCAGGTATCTATTCCGTATTAAATAATGAGTGGTTAGTAACTCCCATTAAAACAATAGAGTCCATTGATAAAAGTATGATCTTAAAAAAATCGGAAGATTTTGAAGATAAGATTGATGAAATATCAGAAAGATTCGATAAAGGAGAGGATGTATTAGAAGATATAAAACTCCTAAAAGTTAAACTGAAAAAGTTTAGACAAAGTGGTTTAGATGATGGTGGGGAGTTCTCTTATGAGAATTTGGCATTCAAATTATTACGAAGAAATGGGTATATAGGTAAGTTGTTAGATATCCAAACTAAAACCACAGATAAGAAATTATCTATAGAACAATAGAGATCAATATATTTTTCTCGATATTGTTGTATTTATAGTATAAGAATAAGTTATAAATAATTATTTAAATATGTCAGATCTTAGACCATTGGGTAGTGAAAAATTACCTGTAGACGAAAAATTAAAAAGGATTATGGAGATTGCCAATTATGGTATGAACACAAAATCCACTATCAATGAAGGACAATCAACTAAATCTGTTGAGTTCATTAAGGAATCATCTAACGGTGTTTACGGTATCGTAAAAGAGAAAGAAGGTTATTTCGTAAAGAAAGGACTTACAGAAGGTTCATTAGATTACATTGGTGGGATATTCATGAAGAATAAAAATAAATTCAGATCATATTCTGAGGCACTTAGAAGGTTAGAATTGATCAGTGGACAAGAATCACTTAACGAGGCTAAGAAGTACGTATTAAAAACTAAAGACTCGGCACCTGTGGCTGATGCACCCGTAGAGGATGTACCCGCAGAACCTGTGGCTGATGCACCTGTAGATGATGCACCAATAGATGACTTACCACCAGTAGATTCAGGTATGGAAGATGAAATACCATCTGACGAACCTGCAATAGAACCTGAAGGTGAGGAAGAAGGTAAAAGATCGGATTACATGGCGGAGATTCAAAAATTTTCAGGTAAATTAGGTCAATCTCTAAGAGACGTTAAAGAAAAAATGGAGAGCGATGATATCAAGTATGTTATCAACATGGTTCTTTCCGCAGTTAATCTCGACGCATTAGATGAAGAAGACAAAGAAGAGATAGCTGAGAGGTTTGAAAATAAAGACGATTTTTCTGATGAGGAAGGAATGGATGACATTCCATCTGAAGATTCAATGGATGATGAAGTCACTGACGAACCATCTGATGAAGAGTTAGACGAAATAATGGACAAATTAGAAAGTTTTATTGATACCGACGCTATTGTTGATGAAGATGAAATACCTGAAGGTGATTTACCTGAATCAGAGAAAGTAGAAGAAAAAAGAATAGAAGACATTGCAGATTTAAGTGTAAGACACGAAGAGGTATCTGAAATGGAAGAAGACGTAGAACTTGACTTAGATGAACTCAAAAAGGAAATCAACAAAAACGTTGACGATACTTTGAGTAAATATTTCAAGTAATATGAGACTTATCTATATCAATGAAATAGGTTCTGACTATAAAGGTCAGAAACAATACGAATTTATTTTTAGTGACCAACTTGAATTTGATATAGAGGAGTGGTACCATATACCTGCATCTACGAGTATAGAACCATTATCCCCACATTTAGAATATATTAGTTTAGTTGGTGTACTTAAGAATAGTGACATTGATTTAGAACTAATACAAAAATCTGATTACTTTGGTGTAATTGATGCCGTTGACGGTGTTGTTTCATTAGGGTGGGAAAAATTCGATTATGAGAGTGAGTTCGAAAGACTTACATTTTCATTTGGTGATAAAATAGATAAGGTTAATAAAAAAATAGAATCAAGAGGTTTCACTCTAATAAAAGAAGAATTAAAGTATAATACGGGAATATGAAAAGAAACGTAATAGTAACAAAACTTTTAAATGAGGGGTTCACCGAGAAGTTCCTTTCTAAACTAACAGATAAACAAATAACTGAATTATCAAGTAGAGTATTGTCTGAGGAAACCTTAAATATACCTAAAGACGATCAACAAGGTGTGGAAGATGCAAAAAGAAAAGGTGAAAAATTTGTTACCTATGAAGAAGATAATGGAGAATCCACATCACTTAATTTAGATATGTTGGTTAAGAAAATTGCATTATCTAGTAAATATGACGATGTTGTTGATGAAATGACACCCGAAGATTATAGTGATGAGTTTGAATTTGGGAATAATTTCATAACTAATTTATTGGATGACTATGTTGACCACGAACAGTATGATGATTTATATGATCTTTTCAAAGATGAATATGGTGATATCATATTAAGTATGTACGGTAGTGACGAAGAATTAGATGACGATGAGGATGAATTAGATGACGATGAGGATGAATTAGATGAGAAACAAAGTATTGAGGAATGGGTAGAAGGTGTGGTTAAAGAAAACTATCATACAGAGGTTACAACTAAAAAGGAGATATATGAGATGATTGGTGCACTTTCAGACTCACCTGACGCATTAGTCGCGGCTCAAAATTATTTTAGTGTGGACGAACAATCACCTGAACCATCTAAACCAGATACTGATGCACCTGTAAGAGAAAAACCAAGTACGAGACCAGGTAAACCAAAAAGAGAAAATCCTTTTGAACCAAAACATAAACCAAAACCTAAAGCTGAGTTACCAAAACAACTAAGTTTTGATTCTATAGGTCTTAATTTAAAAATGGCAGCAGAATGATTAGTAAAAAAGAATTATTAGAAACTATAAAAGGTTTAAAAGAAATGCCGGTAGACTACGGAGATAACCCTGAAAGAATGACACCTGACGTGGAAGATAAATTAGCGTCAAGAGAAACACCTTATAAAGATAATCCTTCGTTTCCTGAAGAATCACCAGAAGGTGTTGCATCTAACTTTGAAGAACTATTAGCATCCAAGAGATTTAAGGATGTTGTCGCAAAAGTAAAAAGATATACAGGTGAAGAAGGTAATATAACGGATCAGAATGTACTAACTCAATTAATGAGTACTATGAAACGAACATTGATGAGTGTTTTACGATTTGAACAAGACAATAAAGAATATTTAGAGAACTTAGCGGTAGAACTTGTTAAGAAAGAAATGTCACTACCTGAAGACACACTACAATTCGATGCGAAATTAGTTGGTATAGGTGGTATAGATTCAGAAGGTTTTTCTAAGGAATCAGAAGATCCAAGTGAAGAAGAAGTAGAACAACAATTTGGTGTAAAACCTGAAGAGGCTGAAGATGGTTTAGAAGACTTTATGGATGCAATGGAGAAATTTGATCAAGAAACCGCGAAAAGAAGATTTATAAATGCATTAATCCAAGGAGCATCCAAGAAAGGTCACTATATGTTTGAATTGGTAGCTGACGAATTAACTCAAAGAGACCCAAACATCGTAAACCAATATGGTGTTTTAATGTCGGTCAACGATTTACTTTATTGGGTACTACCTGATGAAATGATGGAAATGGGTATGGGTGATGGACAACAAGCCGGAAAAGAAGAAATAGATACAGAAACAGATCCTCCTACAATTATCGCAAGAGCGGTATTTTTCCCTGCATTGATTCACGAAGTAATAAAAGGGGTGATGGAAATTATGGGTACACAAGGTTTACCTGACGATCCAAGATCTGCAGAGATGGTGATGAATAAAACTGACACTTTACCTTCAGAAATTTGGGATTTAAGATTAGGACCAATTATTTGGGAGAAATTTAGATCTTCATATCCTGATAGGTTAAATCAAGAAGATATGACACACATCCAAAATTATCTTTTCTCAAGATTTTCTCAATTAGACGCTGAAGAATTTTTCAGAGTTGCTAAAGAGATAATGAGAGGTTCGGCGATGGGTAAAAGTATTTTAGGTAACATGGTAGATCAGATTATTCAAGATTTACAAAATGAAGATTACGAAGAGGACCAATATAATAGAGAAAAAGATGATGACGATGACGATGGTCTCGGAGGATTCTTAGGGTCATTAGGGATTACATTTTCCCCTGAAGACGACAATTAAATAACACAGATTATAAGAAAGTGGTCAATAGACCACTTTTTTTGTATTTATAGGATATGGATAAACATAAACTCATACAGTTAAAAGAATATGCGAAGATCATGAAAGATACTCCGTATGCCCTTAAAACTTATTTAACTACGTACGACAACACAAAAAAGAAATACGTACCATTGGAGTTATTCCCTGACCAAATTGAACTAATAAACGACTACGACAATTATAATGAAAATATAACTCGTAAGTATAGACAGGCAGGTGTATCCACAGTAACTGCTGCTTGGTTATCTAAAAGGATTCAAATGTCAAAACCAGATGAACCTGAGAGAATTCTAATTATTGCCAACAAAAGAGATACTGCAATCGAAATGGCGAACAAGGTTAGAGGTTTCTTAGATCAGTGGCCAGAGTGGATTAATGTTGGTTTTTCGGCAGACAAGAATTCAGAAAGTAGATATAGAATGAATAATGGGTGTGAGGTTAAGGCGGTTGCAACTTCTGCGGATGCACTACGTGGTTACACACCAACAGTACTAGTTTTTGATGAGGCAGCATATATTGAGGCGGGAGAAGATTTTTGGGCGGCGTGTATGGCATCCTTATCCACGGGTGGTAAGGTAATTCTTATCTCTACACCTAACGGACATGACCCAATTTATTATGGAGTATATGATCAGGCGTTAAGAGGTATGAATGACTTTAAAATAACCGATTTAAGGTGGTTTAAAGATCCGAGATATGCAAGTGATTTAAAATGGATTAAAGTGGATGATATTATTCATTATATGTTAAATAGAGAACAATATAATGATGATGAGATAATTTTAGAACAGGGTTGGGAAGGATATGAAGAATTACTCGAACAAGGATACAAACCGTACTCTCATTGGTTTGAGAATATGGCAAAAAAATTCAAGTATGACAAAAGAAAAATCGCACAAGAATTGGAGTGCGACTTCCTCGGT